CGTCGAACGCCTCGAGGTCAAAGTGAAGGCCAAGCCCGATCGCTTTGATGAATGCCTCTTTCCGTGTCCAGATCCTGTAGAACGCCGCGGCGCGGTCAGCGCGCCGTAGACCTGGACCGCCAGATCCGCGCCGGTGCCGTCCGCGCCCCAGCCGGCCTGGAAGGCCGCGTCGGTCATCCCGGCGGCGATCCGCTGCACGGCCTGGCGCAGCTGCGTCAGGTCGCCCGCGGCCGCCGTCAGCCCGGCGGCGGCGATCACCTCCAACAGCTCCGCCAGGATGTCGTTGAAGAACTGCGCCGGCACGCGCGAGCCGTCGACGCCGAGAGAGGTGTTGCGATCGGCATAGGGCGTCGAGCCCGTTTCCCCGAAGGGCGGGATGAATTGCATGTCTGTCTCCGATGCGTAAGGGCTAGGCGCCCTCGTAAGTGACGATTGCCGTCGTGCCGGCCGGGTGGATCCGGGCCAGCAGACATTCCAAATCCTCGGCGCGGCGGAACACGCCAAGGTGATCCCCGCAGACCGATTCCCCGCAGACGAATTCCGTCAAGCGCGGCCCCAGCACCCGGACGCGCCAGACGAAGCGCTCCTCCGCCGGGCCCAGGATGTCGCCGCCGCAGACCGAGACGCCGCAGGCGAAGGGCCGGAATTCCTCGATCTCGGCCTCGTAGCCCAGCCGCTCGATCACCTCGACGAAATAGGCCAGCGCGTGCCCGCCGCGATCCAGCCAGCGCGCCACCACCGCGGCGCGCCGTTCCGGAATCGTGTCGAACGCGACGGTGCAGGGATCCGGCAAACCGGCCTCGACCTCGCGCACCGCCAGCGTCTTGTCCGCCGCGGTCGGCACGGATTCCGCCAGCACCTCCGCCGCGCGCTCGTCGACGCGGACGAACGACAGGGCCTTGGCGCGCAGCAAGGCGCGGCCGTCGCCGTCCGGGCTGCGGAACCCGGCCCAGAAGGGACCGGGCGGCAAGGCCTGGGCGAGCGCCGCCGCATAATCTTCCTGAGATCGATCAGACATAACTCACCGTTCCCATCACCGGGATCTCGCCCACCGCATGCGTCACGCTCGCCGCCGGCGCGGTCAGGTCGTGCGAGGTCTCGCCGGACGCGATCGACACCGCCTCCCAGATCCGCGAGACCGGCACCGTCACGCCGGGCGCGGCGATGCGCCGGATCAGCGCCGCCAGCTCCGCCTCCACCGCCGCGCGCACCGAAGGCGTGTCCGGCGTCAGGTCGGCGATCGTGACGTCCAGCGGCACGGCGACCGGGGCCGCGACGAAGAGTTCGATGCCCGGCGGGCGCAGCGCCTCGATCACCTCGGCGACCGCGGTCAGCGTGCCGGCGGCGGGAATGCCGTCGCCCGTCGCGCCGTAGGTCATGACCCGGACGGTGACCGATCCCCTTCCCTGCTCGTTCTCGGCCGCCCAGGCATCCGTCACTTCCGCGACGGTCTTGGCCCAGACCGGATAGTCAAACAGCGCGGCGCCGTGCGGCGGCTGCTGGATCCGTTCCAGGATGCGGCCGCGGTAATGTTCGCGCACGCCCATCGCCCCGTCGGGCTCGACATCGGTTCCGCCGGTCAAGCCGCCGGCGGCCGCGACCCCGGCCGGATCGATCCCGGCCGGCGGCGAGGTCAGGGTCAGCGCCGCGCCGGCATCCCGGTTGCCGTCCGCGCCGGCCGCGTCGGCCGACACCGTGACGGTGACCGTGCCGCCCGCGACCGTGCCGCCCGCGGTCACGGTGAAGGCCAGGCCGTCGGACCCGGCCAGCGCCGCGCCGGTCAGGACCTGCGCCCCGTCGGTGCCGGTGAAACTCGCCGCGCCGGACGCGAACCCCGCGGGCTTGCGCTCGACGCCCCAGAGACGGCCGTGCAGCAGGTCCAGGTCGATGCCGGTCGCGTAAAGCGCCGAGGCCTGCAGCGCGATCCAGTCGACATGTGCGTGCAGGTCCTGGACCATGGCCGCGTCGACATGCGGAAAGGCCGGCAGCAGGCCGCGACGCAGGAACGGGTCCGTCCCCGCCAGCGCCGCGGCATAGGCGGCGCGGGCCTCGTCCCGGGTTTCGACCAGGGACGGGCGGGTGAAGATCGTCGGCAAGCCGGTCATGCGGTCAACTCCCCGTCCGGGTTCATTTCAAAGCGGTCCCACAAGCCCAGGAAGCGGCGGGACAGCAGGGTTCGGTCGCCGCGGATCACGGCGATCGCGATATTCAGGCGGACCGGGCTGCCGCCGCGCGCGGCGCGGACGATCACCCGATCGGCGATCCGGTCCTCGACCAGCCAGGCCAGCGCCTCTTCGGCGTAGCGCCTGGCGCGCGCCACGGTCAGGTCGGTCAGGACCTCCCGGTGCAGCAGCCACAGCTTGGATCCCCAGCGGTCGCCCTCGACGAAGGGATAGGAATCGCCCCACCACCCCTGGCGGTCGTCGTCGCCGGCCGGAATGACGTCGTCCGGATCGGCGCGCCGCCAGGTGAACAGGCTGGCCAGGACGGCGGTCTCCAATCCGGTTTCCGCTTCCGGCCCGGCCGAGCCGTCCGGCCCGCCGCGGACCATGTCCATGGTCAGGTCCTGCAGCGGCGCGCCCGCCGGCACGCCGGTCGAGCCGCCCGCCGACGGCCTGATTTTCAGATCGACGACTTGCACCATGATCCGGCCTACCCTCCCTCATGATCCGGCGGGGCGATATCGTTCGCCGCGCCCGGCACCACATTGCCGTTCTTCCAGGTATCGACCCGGTATTCGCCGGCGTCGTTGATCCAGTCCTCGCCGTACCCGCCGCTATCCAGCGACAGTTTGTCGTCGGCGTGGATCTGCACCTCCGGCGCGGCGATCCGGAACACCGTTCCGGCGGTCGCGGTGACCTGGCCCGGGGCGCTGATTTCCATGTCGCCGTTCGCCTTCAGCAGCACCCGCGCGCCGGCCGCGTTGTAGACCGCGACGTCGCCCGCCGCCGTCACGCCCGACTGCGCCCGCGCACGGCGGTCCATCGCCGGCAGGGCGACGTAGTGGCCGGGCGTCAGCTGCAGGACGATGACCTCCGCCCCCTTGCCGTCGGCCGCCGGCGGCGTGGCGATGAAGTCCAAACCGTAGGGCAGCCAATGCTCGATCGGCGGATGGTCGCGGAAGCGCTGACCGGCCACCGTGACGGTCTGCGCTTTGCCGCCGTTCGCGGTGCGGATCAGCGCCCCGCGCGTCACCGTGTTCACCAGCCGCGCCCACAGGCGGCGGATCGCCGGGCCGTCTTCCATGCCGCGTCACTCCTCAAACAATTCGGCCAGTTCCTTGAACGCGCCGAGCTCGCTGGCCGCGCGTTCCGGTTCGAAACTTTCCGGCGGCTGCAGCACCAGCGTCGTCAGGTCCGCCTGGTCGGACGTCATGGTCCAGGTGACCGAGGCGGCGATCAGGTCGGCCTTGACGTTCTGCACCCGGTCGCGCACCGGCACCAGCAGGCCCGCGTCCCACAGATCGCCGCCGGGCCTTTGCAGCCAGCCCGACACGGTGTGGCGCAGCGTCTGCGACCGGCCGAGGCGGCGGGCGTATTCCCACCCCGCCCGCAGCCGGCAGTCCGCGGCATTGGCCGAGCCCTCGTCGACGATCAGCAGCGGCCGGTGCCGCGGCACCGCCGGGTCGCGCACGACCGCGTGGACGCCGGCGGCCTCCGCGCCGAAGTTCAGATCCGTCCCCGCCACCTGGCTGGTGACGTGGATCTCGGAAAACCGCTGCGTGCCGTCGAACACGCCGGACGAGCGCAGCACGTTCGATTCCGCCGTGGCGGTCCCGTCCGGGTTGCGCAGGTTGACCAGCGCGGTCACCGACCGCCGCGACGACGGCCGTTCCAGAACCACCGCGCCGTCCGGCGTGTCGCGCGCGACCAGGCCGCGGCGGCGGCAGCAGCGCTCGATCACGTCGAAAACCCGCTCGCCCTGCTGCACGTCCTCGTCCATCGGCCCGCCGGGATCGCCGGCAAGCCGGACCTCGACGCCGAAGGGCCGGGCCAGGTCGCGGACGATGCGGTCGATCCGCGCGCCGCGCCAGGTTCCCGGCTCGACGATCGCGGTGCAGTCGATCAGGTCCGCGGTGCGCGACCGGCCGGAGACGGTGACCGTGTCGTCGCCGGCATCCTCCTTCGGCGATATCTTGTCGACGAAGCCGGTCAGCACCCGGCGGCCCGCGACCTCCACCGTCACGGAATCGAAGGGCCGGGCGATCAGCGGCTCGCCGGTGCCCGGCGCCAGGCGCGAGGCCGTGACGCTGAAGCTGGAGGCAAGCCGGTCCAGCCCGCGCGTGGCCGACGCGGACAGCCAGCCGGTCCAGATCCGGCCGTTCAGCCGCAAGGCGATTTCCCGTTCAGCCACTCAACAGCTCCAAATCCCGGCCGGCCGGGACGAATCCCGGATGGCTCAACCCGTTGCGCGCGGAAATCTCCCCCGCGCGGCTCGCATCGCCGTACAGCCGATAGGCCACCACCACAGACGGCGCCGGGGCCGGGATATCCCGGCGGACGATCCGCGCCAGCCCGCCCGACCGGGCCGCCACGTCCCGCACCACGGCGGTGCGCAGCGAGCGCAGCGCCCGGTGCGAGGCCTGCCGCCCGGGATCCGCCAGGACCGGGGCGGCGCGGCCGGTCTGGACCAGGGCCGCGTCGATCGCGCCGGTCAGTTCCGTCTGCGCCGCGACCGCCGCGTCCTGGCTGTCGAAATTCCAGGCCGGCAGAGCCGCCGCGGACCGGGCCAGGGCCAGGTCGCGGTACAATTCCAGCTGCACCAGGCGGTTCGCGGCCCCGCGCGCCAGGGTCGGCGTCGCGGCCAGCGCCAGCGCCTCTTCGGCCAGGTCGATATCGCCCAGCGCGCGCAGCGACAGCAGCGATTTGACCCGGATGCCGCCGATCGACAGCGCGGTTTCCGCCGCGTCCATCACCGACGCCGCGGCCGCGATCAGATCAAGCGGCAGGGCGGAGGCGACGACGGCGGCGGCCTCGTCCAAGGCGCGGTTGAAGCCGGCGGCCGCCTCGTCCAGCGCCGTCAGGCCGGTGCCCAGGCCGCGCACCGCGTCGATCTGCTCCTCGGCCGTGCGGCGGGCCTCGTCGCGCAGGAATTCCGGGACCGAGTTGGTCGAGAAAACCCGCTCGAACCGGTCCGCGGCGGCGATTTCGGCGGCGGCGGCGGCGGCGGACAGGCCCGCGCCGGTATCGACCGCCGCGGTCGGGTGCCGGTCGCGGCCGGCCTCGTCGAAATCGACCGAATAGGGCACCGTGCCGCCGGTCTCCACCGCCTCGCCGAAGGACCAGTCGCGGACCTGGACCTGGATCTCGCCGCGCCAGGGGTCGATGTACAGGCCCGGCCCCTTTTCGGCGAAGGCTTCCTCCAGCCGGCGGACATCGGCGGCGTAATCGTCGCCGTGGATGACGCCCTCGACGCTGAAGCGCAGCGCCTTGGCCCCGGTATCCTGGGCGAAGGGCACGTCGGATTGCGGGTATTCATGGGTCGGCCCGCGCCGGCCGCCCTGGCGCCGCGAGCGGGTCACCAGAAACATCGGCACGCCGCGGAACGAGGCCTCGCGCAATTCGTCCTTCCAGCTCATCGCCGGTTCTCCACAAAAAAAAGGCGCGAACGGCGTTCGCACACTGGTTTCTTCCGTTCGCGGCCCGGGCCTAGCCCGGCGCGTTCGCCCGCAGGCGGTCGATCACCCCGCCGCCGGCGGTCCCTTCGAACAATTCCGACACGCTCGGCCCGGCCGGTTCGAAGGAGGACGGCAGCGGCCCGGCGCGCGACGCCGCCGGCGAGGGCGTGTAGGCCCCTTCCGTCTCCATCAGGTTTTCCAGGTACCAGCTGCGCAGCGGCCCCTTTCGGTCCGACTTGAAGGCCTGGTCCAGCGCCTTGATGAAGTTCCGGCGGTACTGCTTGTCCGTCACCCGCACGCCCTGGGCCTGGAATTCCCAGCTCGGCGGCACCGTGACGCTGTCCTGCACGGTGTAGAGCAGGACGATCGGCGTCCGTTTGCGGTCGCGGCGGATGAAGACGCCCTTCTTGCCGGTCTTCATCCGCGCGATGAAGGGTTTGGGTTTCTTGTAGGCCGTGTCTCCCCGATCCGCGTAATAGCCCTTGCGCACCCGCTTGCCGACGCGCGAGCGTTTCGCCGTGTCGTGTTTCGCGGCGGCGGCGGCGACCTGTTTCTGCTGCGACAGAGTCTTCTTCGTCAGCAGCCCCTGGATCACGCCGCCGCGGCGCAGCTCCAGCGAGGGAATCCAGACGCCTTTCGCCTCCGCCGGCCCGGCGTATTTCGCCGTGGCGCTGCGCGTGTCGCCGAATTCCTGGTCCTGCATGTACCAGTCCGCGGTGCCGACGCGGGCCTCGGGCCGCGACCGCGTCGCCGGCGTGATCCGCAGCCCCTTCTCGACCCGCCCGTTGCGGATATGGAACTGTTTCGGCAGGTTCTTGGCGAGTTCCTTGCGGATGTCCTGCGCCGTCCAGTTCAGCCCCAGCGTGATGACGAAGGGGACATGACGCGCCTCCGCATCGGTCAAGTTGCCGACGATGTCCTGCACATTGTGCTGATAGACCAGATCGAGCATGGAACCTCACTGGACGGGGATTTCAATCCGTGGTTTCATTCCGCCGTTGCAACGATAACGGGGAATGGTCATGGCCGAAACAATGATGGCGTTCGAGGCGAACAAGAAATCCGTCGGGCTCGCCTACGCGCTCTGGTTCTTTCTGGGCGGGTTCTCCGCCCATCGATTCTATTCAGGCAAGATCGGCTCGGCGATCGCTCAGCTTCTCTTGGGCGTCACCTCCTTCATCATGGTCTTTCTCGCCATCGGCGGAACCGTCGCCGCCGCCGCAAGCGGGAACCAGGCGGCGGCCGAAGGCGCCGGCGGATTGCTGATTTTCGCCGGACTGGTCTGGGTCGTCACCGGCATTTGGCTGCTGGTCGACGCCTTCCTGATCAACGGATGGATCAAGCGGCACAACATGAACCTGGCGCAGTCGCTTTCCGCCACAGCGCCGCTCAACCCCGCCGGATGACGGCGCCGGAGGGGAAGGCGCGGCGCGCCTTCCTCCCCGCCGTCACGGCGCCGCCAGATAGCCCGCGCCGGTTTCCAGTTCCGCCTGCAGGTCCAGCCCGTCGGATTGCTGGCCGGTGACCCGGGCCCGGCCGGTATCGTCGGAGATATGCACGTTCAGCGTTCCGTTGCCGATGCGGCCCGACACGAAGGGCGGCGGGGCCATGTCCCGGCCGCCGCCGGCGACGGAGGCCTCGTCATCCCCACCGCCGAAGATCGACCAGTTGGCCGGGTTCCATTTCGACTTCGCGATGGAATCCCCGACCGCGGACAGGGCCGCCAGCATCTCGTCGCCCCATTCCGCGCCGATCCATTTGACGAAGCCCATGAAGGCCTCGACCAGCAGGCGCGTCGGGTCGAACTCATCCAGCAGGGTCATGATGCCCTGCACGAAGCCCTTGTCGAAGGCCGCGGTCACTTTGTTCCATTTTTCCGACAGTCCCTCGAACATGCCGTCGAACAGGCGCTGCACCGGTTCGAACGTGTCGTAGAGCCAGAGGCCGGCGGCGACCAGGGCGGCGATGCCGCCGACGATCCAGCCGATCGGCGTCGTCAGGATCGCCGCGCCGAGGACGAAGACCGCCTTGGTGATCAGGCCGAGCGAGACCAGGAAGGGACCGGCGATCAACAGGCCGAGCGCCGCCAGGATCGTCTTGAACCCGCCGACGGCGTCGACGGCGGGGGCTATCCATTTCACGAACTCGACCAGTTTGCCGACCATGCCGCCCAGGGCGGGCTTGCCGTCCTCCGTGGCCTTGGCGAATTCCCCCGCCGCGTCGGCCGCGCCGAACAGCCATTCCGAAAGGTCCTTCGCGAAACCGGCGATGTCGGTCGCGATCAGGTCCCTGTTCGCCGCGACCAGGTCGGTCAGGCGTTCGATGAACGGGCCGATCACCGGCAGGACGGTTTCCTGGATCGACACGCCGAAGCCGCTGAAGGCGGCGGTCAGGTCGGCCATGCGGTCGGCGTGGCGCTCGGCCTCCGCCGCGCCTTTCTCCGACACCAGGCCGAAGCGGCGCATGCGCTCCGCCTGTTCCCGGATGGCGTCGCGGCCCTGGTGCAGGGCTTCGGCCATCTTGGCGCCGCTCTCCCCGAACAGGCGCTGCGCCACGGCGGCGCGGGTCGCGGCGTCGGGGATCCGCTCGAACCGGTCGGCCAGCAGGGCGAGCGCCTTGCCGGTGTTGTTCTTGACCTCGTCCGGGTCGATCTTCAGCGCCTTGAACAGGCCCTGCATCTCGGTCGACGCGCCCGAGGCCGCCTCGCCGATATTCTTCACCAGGTCGCGCAGCCCGGTGCGGACCTCCTCGCGCGAGGCGCCGGCCATCTTGCCCATGGCGAATTCGAATTCCTGGACCTGTTCAACGCCGAGGCCGGTGCGCGCGGCGAATTTGGCCATCTCGTCCGCCGCCGCGGCGGACGAACTGATCCACCCCGCGAAGAGCGCGACCGAGCCGAAGGAGACCAGCGCGCCGATCGGGCCGAGCAGACCCGAGATCGACGAGCGCAGCCGGCCGAGCGGGCCGGTCAGGCCCTTCACCGAATCCGAGATCCGGTGAAACCCGACCGAGCGGGAGAAGGCCGCGACCCGGCCGCGCAGCCGGTCCATCTGCTTGCGCACGCCGCGGATCGGCGCCGTCGCCCGGTCCGTCGCCTTGAGCACCATTTCGACCAGATACCGCATGTCACTCTCCCCCCGTCTCCGCCGCCGCGCGGCGGTTGTGTTCGTCGGTCGCTTCCACCGCCAGCGCGAATTCGGCGACCGTCATGTCCAGCACGTCGCGCGGCAGCCAGTGATGCTGGCCGATCAGCGCCTTGGTGAGGTCCCGCCAGTTTGCCGGCGGGGCGGCTTCGGAAAAAAACCGGCGACGACGGCCATGACCCGCGTGAAATCGGCGGCGTCCATGTCCAGCAGGTGCTCCTGCCGGATCTCCTGCGTCCGCAGCATCGAGTGAATCATCGCGCGGATCGACTTCATGTTGCGCGTGTCCTGCAGGTCCAGCTGCTCCAGGTCCCGCATGCGCGGGCGGTGCAGGACCAGTTCCTCGATCGGCTCCGCCGCCTCGGCCCTGCCGTTGCGCTTCACCGTGCGGGCGATCGGGTATTCCAGGCGCAGCACCGCCGCGCCGTTCTCGCCTTCGGTGACGAATTCCGACAGGTCGATCTCGTCGGCGTCCTCGCCGAACAGATCGCCGAACATCGCGCCGTCCCCCATCACTGCACCTCTTGACCCGCCGCCGCCTCGAACCGGCAGGCCAGCGAATTGTCCGTCGCGTCGACCTGGCCTTCGGAGACGTAGTCGGCCGATTTCAGGATGACGGTCCGGTCCTGCAGAAGCAGCGTCACGTCGGCGTCGCGGATCGCGGCCAGTTCCGCGCTGTCCTGGCCGTCGTCCAGGATCACCGTGCATTCGATGAAACAGGCCTGGGCCATGGTGCGGCGGCCGGCGCGGGACTGCGCGCCCATGATGCTTTCCGCCTTTTCCGGATTGGTGTTGAAGTTGACCCCATCGCTTTTCACGATGTAGCGCACGCCCGCGACCTCAAGGGCCCGGACCCCGGCGTTGACAGTCATCGCAACTTTCCTTTCGAGTATGCGGGCGGCCCGATCGGCCGCCCGGCTGGTTCAGTCCTGCGGTTTCCGCGCCGGTCAGTTGAGGGCGAAGGCGACCTGGACCGCGACGATGTAGAGCGGGTTGGCCAGGTCCGGCGTGTAGAGGATGTTGACCCGCGACGGGTCGCCGTCGGACCGCGCCACGATCAAGTCCTTCTTGAACTGCGCCAGGTCCTCCACGATGCCCTGGCGCTGCAGCACCTCGTAATGCGCGATCAGCGCCGCGCGGATGCTGCGCGGGGAACAGACCGGCAGGCCGGGCGCCACGACCTCGTCGTCGTCGACCAGGATGCAGCGGCGGTCGATGAATTCCGAGGTGACCAGGAATTCCAGTTCCTCGCAGATCCGCGTCAACGTCGCCGGCGTGGTGATGTCCAGCCAGGCGTTGTCGGCCACGCCGGACGCGTTCTTCTGGTAGTTCGAGATCGCCCGGCCGATCCGCACCGTGCCGTCCGCGCCGACATAGTCGGTCGCGATGCCGGCATAGAGGTCGGTCTGGTCGTCGGTGAACAGCGGGCGGGCCGATTCCGGTTCCGCGATCTCGCCGATCAGCGGCAGCGAATTCAACGGCCGGGCCGGATGGTTCGCCAGGCTGAAGGCGCATTGCGCCAGGTAGCGGGCGGATTTCATCCAGGCCGGGCCCGGGGCCGCGTAACTGCGGATGGTGGAGTTGAACTTGCCGTTGCGCGCCTGGCCGAAACTCTGCCGCGCGCCGGGCGTGCCGATGAACCCGTTGAAGGCCTGGCCGCGCAGGCGCACTTCCGGCGCCCAGCGGCGCGTCAGCTCCGCCTCGATCCCGTCCATGCTGGCGGTGTCGGTCCAGGGATAGCCGATGTAGTGGAACCGGATATCGCCCATCCCCGCGACCGCGCCGGCGATGTCCGGATTGGCCGCGCCGCCGGCCAGGTAGCCGTCGCCGGGGATCGTGACCGTGACGCCGGCGGGCAGTTTCTCGCCGCCCAGCGACCCGCGCAGATTGACCTGCAGGCGCGTCTCGTTGCCGATCAGGCCCTTGTGCCGATGCGTGACGGCCAGGACCGCCAGGGTCGCGGCCGCGGTGACCGGCAGGTCGAGCGCGGCGGCGAGCGCGGTTTCCGCCGCGGCGGCCAGGGCCGACCCGTCATCGCCGACCGCGACCGGGATCTGCACCCGCACGCCGTCGACGTAGAAGGCGATGACCCCGGCCTCGGTGGCGGTGCCGCCGAAGGTGACGTCCAGCGTCGCCGCCGTGCCCGCGCCGTTGTCGGCCAGCGGCAGGCAGCGCAGCTCGGTCGTGCGGTTGTTCTGCCGGAAGGCCGCAACGGCGAGCGCCAGCTGCGAGCCGCGGCCGAACAGCGTGACGGCGTCGCGGCCGTCGCCCGGGATGGTCACGACATCGCCCGCCGTCGCCGTGCCGGCGGCCAGCTTCTGGCCGATCAGCAGGGCGGTGTGGCGGGATTGGAACGTGCCGGCGCCGCTATCCTCGATTTCGGGATAGAAGCCCTGGCGGCGCGTGTCGGCCGGGACCAGGTTGAAGGCGGAATCGGGCAAATCGCTCATGGCGGATCACTCCCCGTTTGGGTTTGAAATTGGATCGGGAAAAGGAACGGCGGGCCGGTCAGCCCGCGGATTTCTGCTTCGGCGGTTTCGGGTCGGCCGATTTCGTTTCAGCCGATTTCGGGTCGGCCGCGGCCGGCTCTTGCCAGGGGACCAGGTCGCCGTACAACCCGCCCTCGATCCCGCCCGGGCGGCCGGGCTTGGGCAGCAGGCGGCGGATCCGCTTGTCGGCCAGGTCCGCGGCGGACAGGGTCACCGGCTCGGTCGTGCTGTCGCACAAGACGCGGCCGGTGACGGGATGGCGCAGGGTGATGGGTTTCCCGTCGACCAGCGCGGCGGGATTGATCACGACTTGCATCGAATTTCCTTTCAGGTGATGGCCGCGGCTATTCCGGCGGCGTGTCCAGTTGCATCTGCGCTTCCGGCGTGCCGTCCGGCGTGCCGGGCTTGAGCGGATCGGCGACGTCGATGTCGACATCGATCCCGCCGATCACGGTCCCGGGGACCAGGGTGAATTCCAGGGCCGCGCGCGGTTCGGCCTCGATCGACAGCACCACGCCGCCCATCGCGACCGAGGCCCGGTCGTCGACGAACTGGCGCGCGCGGAAGGACGGCGGCTGCTTCCACCGTTTCAGCCAGGCCGGGTCGGTGTAGAGCGCGTCCAGCGCGGTCTGCGCCAGGCCGTCCGCGGCATCGTCCCAGCCGTTATTCAGAGCCACGCGGACCTCCACCGCCAGACTGACCCGGTGCCAGAAGGCCGGCGTCTCGCCGCCGACCGGGTCCGCGCCCTCGTCGGGCGCGTAGACCACCGCCAGGGGCAGGCGCTCGGACGGGATCTCGTGGGCCCGGTTGCGGTCGCAGCGGACCGGCGGGACCTGCGCGTCGAACACCGCCTTCAGGCGTGCGTGACAGTCGATCAGGTGCTGCTGTTTGGTGATCATAGGTCGATATCTCCCTCGATCAGTTCCAGATGCGCGCCGCCCCTGCCGTCCGGCAGCACGCCGCGGACCGTGTAGACCGAGGCGTCGGCCCGGCTGATCCGGCCGCCCTGGACCGGCTGGCGGTCGGCCGGGAATTCCGCCAGGCGGACCCCGACGGCCAGCGCGGTGCCGCGCGCGACGATTTCGCCCTCGGCCGTCTCGACCGTGTCGGCCGACCAGCTGCCGCGGACCGGCCAGTCATAGGGACTGCCGACCGCTTCGGCCGGCGGCGTGTAGACCAGGTCCTCGGCGAAGGCCGTCATGGACGGTTCCAGAACCTTCTCGCTGAAATTGATCGGCCCAAAGAACCGGCCCATGATCGCCTCCTACCCGCGAACGCCGTTCGCGCCGCGCCTATTCCGCGCCGCCGCCGAAGGTTTCCCGGAAACCGGCGACGGCCGTATCCCGGTCGGCGGCCGACAACGCGACCGACTGATCGAAATGATCGGCCAGCTTGCCTTTCAGCAGATCGACATTCGGGACGCCGTCGTTTCCCCATTCCTCCGCGGTCAGACCCGGCAGGATCGTGGAGGTCAGGGCGGACTGGACATCCTCCGCCGTCGGCTTTTTCGGCGCCGGCGGCGCCTCCGCCTTCTCCGGAACGGCGAACCCGCCATCCTTCAAGAGGTCCGCGTCTTTCTTGGCCTTCACCTCGAATCCGTCGGCGTCGGTCGGCAGCCTTACTGCCCCGCCATACTTGATGGCGGTCAATGCTCGCATCTTCATTGTCTTCTCCGATTGATTTTTGCCCGCTTGTCCGGTCGAAAGGGGCGGACGAACACCGCCCGCCCCTCAACAGCCGCTACCGGACGATGGCGCAGAAAGAAGCCGACGGGCGGCTCGGAATGATCAGCGGCGCGGACTGGCTCATCAGGAACACGACGGCCGGGTCGTCCATCTCCCACATCTTGGGATAGATATCGACCGACTGATACCCCGCCTTCGGATCCCGGATGGCGCCGAAGGCGCGAACACCCTCCAGGTCGGGTCCGGCCAGGATGACCGCGTAGTCGGGGATCATCTTTTGCTGGACCCCGGACTCGTCCTCGTAGGTGTCGTTGTAGACCCAGAAGTCGAAATCGCCGATCGAACCGACATACCGGGCGCTCGTCAGGCTGCGCGGCAGTTGGATCGGCCCCAGTTCGACATTGCCCGAGGCCTGCCGGCGATTGTCGAGCGCGTCGAGCAGCTTCTGGCTCTTCCGCGCCAACTGCCAGGCCAGCGGATCGAAGATCACGTCCCGGATCACGCCGCCGCATTCGTTGCTGACCGTCGTGGCCCAGGTTTCGATATCGTCCAAGGGCTCCACACCGGTCTCGCCCCAGCGGTCGGTCGTCAACAGGGTCAGCGTCTGACCGACCGGGCGGCCGAAATCGACTTCGGTCTTGGGATAATTCTCCCCCTCGACCGTGTATTTTCCGAAGACCAGCGCCTGCGCGGCCATCCATTCCAGGCGGCGCAGGATCTCGTCGCGTTCGTCGCTCAGCAGCTGGGCCACGGCCGCGTCATGGCGCGCCTGGGGCGTCATGTCCCCGCCGATGCGTTCGCCGGCGCGCCGCTTGAAGGGCTTGGTCGGATCGAGCACGTGTTTCGGCTTCACATAGGCCGGCTCGAAGGTCGTGGTCGTGAAGCCGCGATCCTTCCGGACCTGGCCCTGCACCACCGGCGAGACGAAGGGCGCGAGCTTCTTGCCCTTGGTCACGACGTCGAAGTCGATCTTTTCGTCGGTGAAGTTGTGAACGTCCGGAAAATACCGGTCGAGCAGGAAGGTGTGCGGGACAACGAGGTCGTCCAGGACCTTCACCAGCTGCCGCGACGAATACATCATCTCATTGGACATTGAAGTCTCTCCTAGTCTCTCAGGCTTGCAGCCCCGGAGTTGAAATCAGAACAGCCGCGGCGCGACTATTTCGGTTCGTGCAGGAACAGCGGCGTTCCCTCGAACGCGGCCTTGACGGACGCCGCGTCGTGCCCGGCGCCGTAATTCAGCAGCGTCGGATTGAACTGACCCGCCTTGATGACCGGCCCCACGACATCGGCCGCGGTCGCATTGATCGCTTCCGCGGTAATGCCGCGCGGGACCTCGGACCCGTCGACCGCCGCGGCGAGGGAAAGAATCCATTTCCCGCTTGCGGTGACACGGCCAACCACCGAGCGGGCCGGCAGATTCTGGCCGGTGAGAATGGTCTCCGGCTCGGACTGGAACGGAAAATCGCCGGTCCGGAATTCGTCCGGCGTGAAGGTGTAATCGGGAGTCATGACAAATTCTCCAAGTTCTGGATTGACGTCGGCGACGTCTCAACCAAGGGCGTGAAATCGGGCGGACGGCTACTGCCGAATCTGGCCGCCGGCTTTTCGGTAGTTGCCGACGATCCGGGACGCGACCTTGTCGTCGCCGGACCGCATTTCGCGATCGCCGCCATCCGGGCCGATCGCGGGGTTGCCGCCGGTCGCGGCGTGGGCCTCGTAGATCGAGGCGGAGGCCGAGGCCTTCGGCGCGGCTTCCAGCAGATCCTTGGCCTTGCGGACCGTCATGCCGGGCGTGGTGGCGAGTTTGCGGGCCAGCGCCTCGCGGCCCTTGGCGGCGTCGAGATTGAGGATCTTGCCGGCGCGGGCCAGGGCCTTCGCCTCGGTCTCGTCCTCCTCCTCCATCTCTTCCTCGTCGCCGCCGTCCTCCTCCTCGGCGGCTTCGTCCTCGTCGTCGCCGTCCTCTTCGGCGGCGGCGTCCTCCTCGGGCTCATCGCCTTCCATGTCCTCGTCCTCGTCCTCGCCTTCGGCCGCGGCGTCGAGCCGGGCCAGCTCGGCGCGCAGGGATTTCGCACGGCGCTTCATCGCCGCCCGGGTCATCTTCGCCATGGTCTTTTCCTCCATATCGGCGGTTGCGGATTGGGCCGGGCCGATCGCGGATCGGGCCGGTCCGGGAAGGGCCACCTGGCCCCGGTCAAGAAATTCGATCAGGTCGACCATCGCGTCCTCGACGGGCCCGATCGCGTCGGCGAAACCGACATCGATCGCGGCCTGGCCGGTGAAGCACCGGGCCTCCGTCGCCAGCACGGCATCGGCCGACAGGCCGCGGCCTGTGGCGACCAGGTCGACGAACAGGCGGCGGATCGTTTCCACCTCGGCCTGGAATTCGTCGCGGACATCGTCCGGCAGCGGCGCGTAGGGATTGCCGTCCACCTTGTGCGCGCCGGCATGGATCAGCGTCGGCTTGAAGCCTTCCATCTCCATCCTTGCCGACATGTCGACATGCATCATCACCACGCCGACCGAGCCGGCCCCGCCGGTGCGCGGCAGGTAGATCCGCCCGCATTGCGAGGCCAGCGCGTAGGCGGCCGAATAGGCCATGTCCGTGCAGGCGCACCAGACCGGCTTTTCCTGCGCCAGGTCGGCCAGCTGGTCGGCGGTGTCGAAACAGCCGTCGACCGCGCCGCCCGGCGAATCCACATCCAGCAGCACGCCGCGGATCGACGGGTCCCAGGCCGCGGCGATCTTGGTGCGCAGCCCGTCATAGCCGGTCATGCCGGAATAGGGCTGCAGACCGTTCCGGTTGGTCAGCGTGCCGCGGACGGGCACGATCATCACCCCGTCATGGACCTCGGCCACCTCCTCCGGCCGGGGCGGCTGCGCCAGGGCGGATGCCTGGATGCCGGCCAGGGCCTTGGCGTCGTATTCGACCTCGGTTCCGTCCGCCAGGACCTCGCTCAACCCGGTCACGCCGAACCGCTCGGCCAGGACCGCGACATAGGTCCGCGCGACTTCCGGCGTCACCATCAGCGGCCGGTTGAACAGCTGCGCCGCCAGATGCACGAAGTTGAGACGTCTAGCCATGAATGCCTCCTCTCGCCGCCCGGGCGGATGCCCGGCGCCGCAGATCCGCCATGCTTGTTTCGAACCTGCCGATCCGGGACGAGGCGCTTTCCCGGCTTTCGCGATCGTCGCGGGCGTCCGGGTCTTCCTCTTGAACCGCACCCGCTGCCCATTCCGGGGCCGGCAGACCCAGCTCTTTCATCCGGGCCTGTTCGCGGGCGCGTTGCTGCAGCACCTCTTCCCAATCGAGGCCCTGTTCGGCCGCTTCGTTTTCCAGCGTCGAGATGCCGATCTCCACCCGCATCTGGGCGGCCTGGGCCTCCTTCGTCGGGTCGATCCAGCCCCGGGCCGGACCGCGCCAGCGGCCGCGGATCAGGTGCGGCAGGTCGCGCCAGAAATCCAGTTCCGGCCGCCAGGTCTCGATTCGGCCCAGCGCCACGGCCTCCTCCAGCCACATGATCAGGAT